GTAAGGCGTCTGTTCAATAGCTTGCTTGACGTAGCGCATGCCCTTAGCCGGAAAAGCCGCCCATGCGGATGAGGTGTAGATACCCAGTTCGTTTGAGCGTTCAGTTTCATCAGGGCTGAACAGGTCAGTATCAATACCTAGTTCGCCGATATAATCAACGCGCAAGCCATTGCGCTTGTAAATATCAGCCGTAATCGCGTTCAATGCCAGCACCGGCGACTGGTTGATCACATCCAGAAAGAACGCGGGTGCTTTGCCTTCGCTGCATATCCCGTCGCAAGTGCCTGTGACCGCCCCGCACTCCTCGTCGCCCTTTTTGAGCATCTGCTGCCCCATGCAAAAGGGGTAGTAGTTCATAATCGCCCAAACGTGCGGGATGTGGTTATCGCGTAAATACTTTACGGTATCCATCGGCATACGGTGGAAAATCGTTCCCACCTGCACAATGTCAGGCTTGAATTGGCTGACCGCCTGCTCAATGTGCTCGCTGTGCAGCCAGGCGACCGTATGTCCTAAACGTTTGAACGCCTCGGTTTGGTCTCGCAGCATAGATTCCGCGCCGCCGCCCTTGCCTGGTTCACGTTGATCCTCGTGCCATAAAAGGATCTTCATCGTAGGTACTCCGAATACCAATCCACCGCGCGTTTCACGCCTTCATCAAGGCTGTAAAGATGCTGCCAACCCAGCGCGTGAATCTTGCCAATGTTCAATTTCTGCTCTGGAATTTCGTAGAAATCGCGCGCCTTTTCCACTACTTCCGGCCTCTGACAATCCAATAGCTCGCAAATCATGTTAGCCACTTCAAGCGGTGAGGCTTGCTCACCCGAACCCACGTTGTACGCGCCTGCCTGATTCGTTTCTGCCAGTTTGATGTAAGCATCCACCGCGTCTTTGACATACAGCCATTCACGCTTAGCGTGTACCGCGTTGCCGTAGATTTGCGGTGCTTTGCCACTTAGCGCAAGCCTGATGCTGTTGGGGATCAGCCTTGACCAATTCAAGTCGCCGTCGCCGTAAAGGTTCGCGCACCTAACCACAATCGCGCCGTAAAGTTGCCCGATATGATCCGCGCAGGTTTTACTGACTTCATACGCGCCGGTTGGTTTCAGCGCCATACCCTCAACGTATTCAGCGCCGTTGTGGTCGCCGTATGCCTTGTCGCTCGATGCTATCAGCGCTGTAGCGCCTACCCGCTTACAAGCTTCTAATACATTGATCGTGCCTAAGATGTTCGTCTTCAAGGCAAGCGCAGGGTTAGCTTGAGCAACCCGTACAATCGAGACCGCCGCAAGGTGAAATACCCAGTCCGCCTCGCTCGATGAAACCACACGCTCTACGAACGCGCTATCGGTCACGTCGCCATATTCAACCCTGCATTCAACCCCCAGCGCGTCCAGGCTCGTGCCATTGCGCCGATTGAGCGACGCGGCTGTGACCTCGTGCCCGCGTGCCAGGAGTTCCTTGCACAGGTTAGCGCCTAAAAAGCCTTCCGCTCCGGTGACGAGGGCTCTCACATCGGCCTCGCGTTCACGTGGAAGAAGTCGCCCGATTCGTGCGTGCCGGAGTTGACATTGCGCTCGACGCACCATAAATAGCAGGGCTCGGGCTTGTTATCCAAATCTACCGTGCCGTCTACCCAGTTGCCTAAGCAGGTAGACTTCCAGAAGGGGGAATTGAGGCAGGTTTGGCAAGCCCACACCTGACCGGATGGGTCTGAAAATAAGTGTGTGATGCCGGCGTCGCAAACTAAGCCCTCATGCGTAAGCTCCTTGATTTCCGGACGTGTCGTGCAAATCGGAATCTCGGTGATATGCGCTCCTACCGCGCAAGCCCAGTCCATGATCTCGCGTGTACCCTCTTTGTATCCGTCTGCAATCACAACCGAGCCGGTCACTGGATAGCCAGCTTGAGCCAACGCAATCATGTTTTGCTTATACAAATCGTTGTACCAGGCGTAGCGTTTAGCCGCGTCTGGATGATAGGAATAATTTATATGCACAACGTTGGGGATGCGCTCACGCTTGAGCTCGTCCATCTTGTCGCTATTCAGCCCGTTGGTATTGATGGCAAACTTTACATCAGGGAAAGCGCGTATCAAATCCAGCACCCATGACACCGAGAGCGGTTCGCCGCCGCCTAAGCCGATCAAGTCCGGTTTATCGCGCTTGATGGCCGCAATCCACTCGTCAAGCGTGCGCTCGGGTACATCGCGCAATTCTTTATTCGGCGTGATATTCTTGCGCATCCAGCAGTAGTGACAATTCAACTGGCATTTCCATGTGATATTGAGCAAATAGAATTTAGCCATTAGAACGTCACCAGTTCCATCGCACCGTGCTTGGCATTGACAATCTTCTCCATCTCCTTGATGACAGGTTTCCAGTAGCGTTCCGTCACCTTGTCCGCGTCATACGGCAACGCGCCCCGCCGCGCTTGATTGCGCAGTGTTTCATCGCCGCGCGCTTTGTAAGCCTCTTCCATGCGCTCGTAGATCGCGGAGGTTTGGGCTTGCCATTGAAAAGCGTCAAAAAAGTCGTGATAAATCGGGATTGCTTCATCTTTCGAAACCTTCCAACCGGCGAAGCACAGCTCGCTCATTGAAGTCCAATCGCCAACGATCACCGGCGTGCCGCAGGCCTGCGCCTCGACAATCGGGATGCCAAACCCTTCACCCAGAGAAACATTGGTCAGCACGTCCATCGCGTTGTACGCATCGCGCATGTACTCGTCGGGGAAGCCAAGCCCGTAGTGATACGGGTCACAGAAAATCACATCCTCGCCGATTTTTAAGCCCATGCGGTTAACGAACTTGACCAGGTTGACTACCTCGCCGCCGCGTGTGCCGTCATCGGTGTGCAGGTACATCATCGTGTCAGTATGTTTGGCGTGCAGCGCAGCGAAAGCGGCGATCTGCTCACAGAATGCCTTGCGGCTCGGGTTACCCTTGTTCGCCGCCACCATGCCAACAACGAATTTGTCCTTTGACCAGCCTAAATGTTCGCGCGCCTCAGTTCTGTCGACCGGCTTAAACACATTCGTATCAACGCCGTGTGGCACGTAGAACGCGTTAAGCCCAGCCATCTCAGCCATGCGCTTTCCAAATTTGCTCATCGTGATCGGCTTGGTCGCCTTGCGCGCACTGGCCAGCACGTTCGCCGGAATTGGCTCATGGTCAATCGGGAACCACGGGAACCACGGCAGCCCGATGTTCTCAGGCTGAACTACCCAGATGTCGAGCAGGCTGATCAGCGCGTCAGCGCCATCCCAGACGGCATGAGCGCCGATCACATCCTGCCCGTAGGGATGCTTAAACGATGGATAGACCTTCACTCCGTCAATATTTAAAACGCCGGATTGAACGCCGTAGAATGCGGTGATCGAGATGCCCCCGTCTAACAGCTTTGCCAGACGCGGCACGAACGTTTTAGTTTGATTCCCATAGCCTGTTGCTGCTGCGGGTGAATTTGAAAACCAGTTAATTCTCATATTGTTTCAGAGTCCTCCGAGCTCGCGCTCCGCTAAGGGCGGGAAAGCGGTGGAGCATGCCGCTTGTCAGTGTTAACTCCCTATTCCCGCCCATTGGGTTATCGTTCCTACGAGGTTGTGCCCTTGAGCTGCACGCCATAGATCGGGAGGTAAGTTCCGAACCCGTAGACCATCGAGGCGTTGAGCTCCCACGCGCCGACGCCGGCCATCGATGCGTCCCATTGCGGGTTGATCGTGAACGGCTGGCGCATGTCGAGAGCAATTGCAGGCTTGCTGAACATCGCGGAAACTGCGGCTGTGCCAGCGGCAATATTCGCATCCACAAAGAAGTCCATATTGTCGAGGCTCGCCTGATAGAAGCCGCTCATAAAGCGGTTCTTAATCTCCTCACTCTGCATCAGGGTGGGCACGCCGGACGAGGCGCTGGTAAGGTGATACCAGTGCATCGGGTGCAAGACGACGGCGTAGCGGCCATAAATCTTGTTGGTGCGCATGATTGCCTGAGCATTGAAGATGTTCGCCCATGTGAGCGTGCCTCCCGCTGTGCCGATAGTGCCGCCAGTCAGGTATGGGAAGCGTCCAGCGAGGTTGGTGTCAATATGCGCTGCCGCTGTTTCGCCGAGATATTGCCCAGCGTCGCGCTGCGCCCCTGCTGGGTCACTCTTAATGCGGTTAACATTCAGTGTGATCTGCTGCCCGTAGGTTGCTGGGATGATTGTCCCGCCTGCGGAAGCCGAGAATGTTTGCGCACTCATATCCGCAGTGCCGGCGATTGAGGCGAAAGTGCCGCCGCTGTATTCACCGTACACGCGTGGGGCGAGCCCCTGCTTGTCATTAAAAACGGTCACCAGCTGCGCGATCACATTACCTTCCTGCGCTTTCAAAATCGCAAGCTCATAGACGTTAGCAACAAGCGTTTTGATGTCGTCATAAGTTGATACTGCCATTAGTTAATCTCCTATTGTTGCGGGGTTTCTGTACCCCAGTTGATACCGCCACCCTTCCAAATTTCGGTATTCCCGCCCATGAGACGCTCCATCTTCTGAGCATAGGTCTCCTCTTTCGATGCCTTATCTCCCGGGTTGGTTGTGCCGGTGTTGGGTGCGGTTTTTGTTTTGGGCAGCAATTCGAGGATCGCCTTTGCATCCTCTTCCATTTCTTCGGGCGTCTCGCCTTTCAGACGGTCAGAAAGCGCGGCAGGTATTCCTGCTTTTGCCGCTGCCTCTATTTGCATTGTGCGGACTGTTTTGGCTTTTAGTTCGCTTTGCAAGCGGTTATTTTCTGCTTTCAGCCGTTCTGTCTCTGACATTTCAGCCTGCTTGCGTTCTTCTTCCGCCTTGCGTAAGCGTTCCAGTTCAGCCTCCGACTTTTTCAGTCCTTTGATTTCACCGCGCAGTTTTTGGATTAGCTCCATAGCCCGCGCTTCGTCAAACTTCTCATCGGGTTTGACTTGGGGTTCCTCTGCCTGAGAACTCTGTTCATCAGTGTCGAGCATCTCGCTCTTTTGGTCTTCCATTTTTTCCTCCATTTAGCCTTCTATTAATTCTGACAGCGGCACTCGGCTCAGCATCTCACCGAACACGTCATCGTGCCGCCTGCCAGCTAATTCCGAAAATTTAAATTTGCCATCCTTCCACGCCTGCCATGCACCCTGCCCAAGAACCTGTCTTTGCTGAGCTTCAGCCAGCTGAGAGAACCACTCCTCGCCAGTCTGATACACGTCGTCGTATCCCTTCACAATCGGCAAAGAAGTGCACCGGCAGTTGTAGTGACTGTCCATTCGTTCGTCCAGCGAGTGTTTAGTGCCATGCATCGCAAGACAGGCAACACAGGTGGTGCTATCCAAAGCCGCGTGCCATACCCAGCCTTCGACAATATCTGAGTTCGCGAGATAAACCGACCGGCTCGCCTCGCGCGAGGCGTAGAGCATGGTCGTTCTGGTCATGCGCATCGCGTCCGTCAGTCCGCCGCCCATGATCGTTTGAAATGTGCGCGCCACCTTAATTGGGCTGTACCCAAGAGCCTCACCCTCGAGCAGTGCGTCAGCCAGTTTCATTGCGTGCGTTTTGCTCAGCATCTCAAGCCTGTCCCAAAGCGGCGAACCCTCTTGCAGGTATCCGAGCATGGCAACAAAGGTGTTAGCCGGCAGTGACTTAGGTAGCGAATAGCCCAGCGAACCGAGATACTTTTGAGTCATCCGCAAAGCCAGATCAGCGTTCTTCTCAGCGCCGGCGCGAATCTCAAACTCGACATATGCCGAGTATTTCGACAGCTCAGCCTCCACCGCCTTTAACAGGTTTCGGTATTGCGCCAGCCGGAACACCTGCCCCTTCGTTGGGCTCTCGAGCTTAGAGAGCGCCAACAGGTAGGCATCCAGCTTGTCGGTCAGCCCGTCATAGAGCACTTTGTAAGTACGCGCCAGCCGACCGAGTGCCTCAACGTCGTTGCGCCGCAGTGCTTTCATGAACTGATCCGCAAAGTCTGTGATAGTCGGCATCACTCACCCTGTCCAAACTGGCGCAGCAAAGCCGCGCCGATATTGTCAGTCGCCAGCCGTTCGTCAGCGATGCGCTGTTCCTCGTCAGCCCACGTATAACCCCTGCGGCCAGAGGCGGTCTGCTTGCTTACCAGCCCGAGCTCGAGATCGTTTCTGATTGCCTGCGAAACCTCATTCACGTTTTCTGGCATCACATCTGGCCAGTCAATCTCGCCTCCATCCGTGTTGGCTGCGCCAGACAGAACCAACAGCCGGTGGTTGATTTCGATGATCGCCTCGCCGTACAATCCGCGCTTCTCTTCGAGCTTTCCTAACGCGTCCTGATAGAGCACACGCAACCCAAAGTTAGTCAGACTTCCAAGCTTGTCTGCCATTGAGTCAATGTCCACCGCGCGGCTCACATCAAACAAAGCCTGCCGTAGATAGCGGATGAAATCCATGCTCGAACCCAAGTCGGATTGCATTTCGAGGTTCTGGACTAAAGCGTTTGGGTCATCCGATATTAGCATTTCATCAGCCCCCCAAGACACCTTTTCCTGTTTTAAGAAGCCCCGCGCCCATGTCTTAGGATGCGCGTGGTATTTGATAGTCTTCGCTGTGTTGCTCGAAACGAAATTGATCTTGTTCTGAAGGTCGATCAGGTCTTCGGTGATGTCAGGGCGTCCGTAGGGGCTGCCTGGCTCAGGTAAGTTTTGCCATGAGATGATCGGCGCAAAGTCAAACTCCCACATCGATTCATCCACCTTGTCCCAGCGTGAGCCGGTGCTGACATAATCAACAACAGACCAGTAACTGCTGTCTGCGTCATGCTCTATTACCTGCTTGATTGCCTTTTCTTTTTTTGTAATCGGGTCGGTGATTGTATAAGCAATCGTGTAGCGGATCACCGTGTCCACATCCTCGGGCAGCGTGTCCATTGTCACCCATGACGGATCAAGTGCAACCAGCCTGGGAACGACTGCGCCGGTCTTATCGATTGCCCCGTTTGGCAAAATTTTAATGTAGCAAGTGCCTGATTCTGCTCCGTACATCGCCGCCTGTTTCAGCAGATTCATCTTGCGATTGGCCGCCCAAACGCCGTCGATATAAACCTGCTCTGCAGAGTCAGACTCACCCGGCAGGTCGAAGATGGGCTCTTTGCCAAACAAATTGGCTATGCTGCGGTCAGTCAGCAGCCCGATAAAGTTGATAACGATCGCGTCATCCGGTGTCTTGATCGGCGGCTTGTGCTTGCCGCGACGGTACTCACGGGCGACATTCAACGCCTCAGAGCGTTTAGCCCAATCAGAACCAAGCAGGGGTTCCAAAAGCCAGTTCCTAAAATTGTTTAGCAAACCCATAACACCTCATCATCAGTCGTAGAACGGATTTTTAACAAACGCAACCTGCACCCGCTCAACAAGCTCTGTCATTGCCCACACCTTCGCATCCAGCCGGTTAGGGCTCTTATCCCCGGGCGTCCACAAACACAACTCGTCCTCAAGCTGCGGGAAGCAGCCGACATGATGATCCCTGCCCTGCTCCGCAATCGCGGCGATCGGCTCAGCGCGGGTTTCTTTCCCGCGCGATGCCCAGACCAGCTTGACGTTGACGTTCGGATCAACCTGCTTAATCACCGCCTCCACCATTTCGCCGCCGTTGTTCTTCTCGGCAACGATCGCGTCTGCCTTGTGCCGGTGATAAGCCGTTACTGCTGCCGTCGCCCACTCCTGCGGGCTGCCCTGCCGACTGTCGTCGGCGATCGTGTAATAGTGGTTATTGGCGACCCCCGCCGTTATGATCCCCGCTTCATCGCCCATGCTCGAGGCGGTTGGGTCAACACCCACCACCACGCGCGAAAGGTCAGGGTGTTTCGTCACCCGCGCGGCATCAATCCGCTCGCGCTTCCAGAGCGCGCCTGGCACTTCCTCCACATCCTCAGCCAGAATCTCCATGCGGTAAGCAATGCTGGTCATGTCCTGCGCCAGCTCGTCAATCGCTTTCTGGCTGATATAAGGATTTTCTCGGCTGGCGAAATGGAACGTCTGCCAGCGTCCGCTGGTGTCCTGTGATGCC